GGCTTAATGGATACACGGCTTGCCAAGCGCCGCATCGAATTGATTTTTTCTTCTGGATTCTCAGCTTTTGAAAACTCTTCAGCAAAATTTAAGAAATCAGCTTTTCCAATCGTCGCGCCAGTTTTGTTGGCAACAATTTTTGCGTTCTTAACAACAGGTTCTTCGAGAGCGAGTTGAGGACCTCGGCCGGTCGAAAACGCATCCCATAAGGCTTCCCTTAGGTTTTCGCCTATTGCACCCGCTGCACCCTCTCCGATTTCCAATAAGCCTAATTTGGAAGCAGGTTTTTTTGCAGCCGGTGCAGGGACCGGCGTCGGCACCACCTCCGCCTTTACCTGCTGGACTTCTTCCGGGGTGACTTCGGCTTCGGCCCCTGCTCCTTCGGGAGGCCGCCCTCCTTGATCCACTTCTGGCAGTCCCACTTGGACTTCGGGTTGCGGTTCTTCTCGGCGTAGCACGCCTTCATCTGGGCCTTGTTCTTGAACGGCACTGGGTGTGGGGGCTTGGGGTTGAGCGGGGAATCCCAACCGGGCACGGTAAGCCGCAAGAGTAAGAGCATCATCTTCGCTCAGCAGGCCGGCATCTTCGGCCGTGATTAGCTGATCGAGTTCATCCTGCTCGTCGGCAGTCAGGCCGGTCTCGGTATCGACAGGTGCGGCCGGGGCAGGCTCGGGGGTCGGAGCGGGCGAAGGAGTGGGGGCAGGGGTCGGTGCAGGCGCAGGTGTCACCTCTTCCGGCATCGGGATCCCAAGCTCCTGGGACATCCGAAGCACCTCTTCTGGCGTAACCTCGGGCTCGATTTCAATCGGGCCGGTGGGTTGGGTGCCATCCTCAATTCCGGACACGGTGGCCGCAGAACGCGGCAACGGGTTGGCGGGATCAGCACCCGTGGCTTCGGCAACCGCGTTGGCAGTGGCAAGATTGGGATTCCGCTCGGAACCAACAACGCCGCCGACAAGACCGCCAGTGGCAGCGCCAATGAATCCAGCCTGCGCGACGCCATCCATGACGCCGCGTTCAGGATCGTAGGTGACCTTGGCAGCCATGTTACCAAGCGTCTGCTCCAAGGATTCCTGAAGACCTTCCGTGACCAAGCCTTCGACGCCGCCTCGGATCATGTTCTGAGTGCGGACGCTAGCAGCCTTCGGAACAATCCGTTCGGCAAGACGCTCACCAACGCCACCGATGGATTTCTTGCCGTACCGCAGTTTGCCGGCAACACCCAGAGCGCCTTCCGTGATGGCTCCGATTGGCGCGTTCAGCAGGAAAGATTGAGACTCCAGCTGCGACGCCTGCGCTTGAAGATCCTCAGCTCCTTGCGAGTCACCAGCTGCAAGCCGTTCAGCGATGCGCCGGTTAATAACTCGACGGGCATCTTCGGCTCCGGCTTCACCTGCGGAAAAGCCGTAAAGGGCGCCGGCGCCGACAGGTCCAGCAACCAGCGCACCTGGAAGCACAGACAGCGTGCTGCCAATGCCACCGGAGATTTGAGCCGGGATGGTTTCTTGAACTCCGGGCAGCGAAGGCATCGTTTCGCCGGCTGAAACCAATCCCTGGCCAGCTGCGGTAATTGGGCTGCGAGCAACCATCTGGCGTTGCTCTTCGGGGGTTGATTCAGTGAACGGATCTCCGGCTTCAAAGACCCGCGCAAAACCCTTCGCAGCCTGACCAAGGCCGCTCAGTGCAGCCTTCGGCAACTCCGCGATTTGACCGCCCAACGTCTCTAGCGCGCCGTACTCACCAGCGCGGAACTTAGCCGCCTCCAGCTGCGAGGTCTCATCAGCCATTTCCTGCTGACGCCGCTGGATCAGATTCTGTCGGATCTGACTCCGGTTCTGCTTCACAAAGTCGAAGACCTGTTCTTGGGTGTAATCTTCGGGGAAAACTACGGTTCCAAGCTCCGTTCCAAAATCGACTTCGATGGGCATATCAGAGTTCTACGGGGTTCTCGCTGTCCTGCTGGTTCAGAATGGCGTCCCACTCTTCCGGTGACAACTGGATTGGTCCGGAAGGTGCGGCCTGCGGCATCTGAGGCGCGGCCATCGGAGCGGCCATCGGAGCGGCAGTGCGCGGCAGTGCGCCTTCCATGATCTGGCCCAGGGTGAATCGCTTGACGCGTTGGGCAGCAGCGTCAGCGCGGTTCTTGGGTTTTCCTTCCGTCGTGCCGCCAAGGGCTTCAGCGCGTCGCGAGCGTTCACCTTCCAGCTGGGTTATGGCATCAGCTACGCTAAGGCCGGTTGATTCTTTCCCAAAACCAAACTCATCAGCGCGAACATCAATGTCTCCCGCCTTGTTTCGATAGACATTAACCTCACCTCCGCTTCTTGCACTGAGCGTCTTGAGTTTTTTCAGCGCAGCGTCGATGTCGTCGTTAATGCCCGGCTCCTTATCAGGCGCCGCCAGCAACGAAGCCTCGTAAGCGCGAGCTTCTTCAGGAGTTCCTTCAAACTTCCGTTTACGACCCTCTGGTCCTTCTTCGATGATAATCTTCGGCCCCTTCACCGCCGCAGCCCTCGGGCTGGGTCCAACGTAGGCGTACCGAGAGCCACCGATCGTGGTCTGAGGATACTGCGACAGGTCCTGCTGCCCCTGAAGAATCCCGGCTGTGGTCGGGCGACCTTCGATTTGATCTTCTACGGCGCTTGGGAGTTTCACCAACCCGCGACGTGCTAGCGCGTTCTCGTAGGCCGACGTGCGCTGAAGCTGTCGAGCCATACCTTGGTTGTACGCCAGCTTGTACTCGGGGCTTTCGATGATATCAGGTGCCAGCGGTTCGTTGACGTTGAACTCGCCAGCACGGGCTCCGAGGGCGGTGCGCAGCTGTTGGGTTTGAAGGCGTTGATCCCGCTTCAACGCCGATTTCGCGTAGTCCGGTTCGCCCTGAGCGTTCAAAACAAGATCCTGACCAAACTGTCCCGCTGCTGCATCAAGGCGCGACTGAATACGTTCCTTCAACGCAGCCTCCCGATCGGTGCCCATCTGGGTGTAATACTGCTCTCGCACCCGCGCCTCTTCCTGCCGCTGCGCAATGGCTTCCTCACGCGCCTGGCGCTGGTTGGCCAGCTGCACGCCTTGAAGGTAAGACTGCCCGATGTTTTCGAGTCCTGAGAAGGGGTTTGCCATAATCGTTTAGAGTAACCCCTCGCGGCCGTAGCCGGTCGGCATTCCGGTTGAATAGTTCCAGTCGCTAGCAGCAGGGGTCTTACCAGCACCAAACCCACCAGACCCCAGCGCACTGAACCCGAGGTTGGTAAGCCCGGATCCAAGCGAACCAAGCGCCTGACTGCCAACACCACCTGCGCTGGCCATGTTGTACGATCCCAGCAGCGCGGCTTGTTTTTTGGCCCGCTCGTCAGCGCGGATGCTGGCGATCATCTGCGGCGTGAACTCAAAGTTGGCGAGCGGCGACAGCGGCGTAGTGCCAAGGATGTTGGAGAACTGCTGGTTGCCCGCTTGCTGCAACGCCAGCGAGGTCCGGCCAATGTCTCTTGCCGTGAGATTTCCGGCGGCTTGACTGCCGGCAAAGCCACCTTGCAGCGCCCTGCCCGCCGACTGTCGCTGTACTTGTGCCAGCACGTCCGGTGGAAGCTCCCCACGCAGGAGCGCCATGGCGTTTTGCGTTCGCTGCGCTTGGCCCTCTTGGTATCCCGGAATTTGAATCCCCAGCGACTCAAGAAGCTGCGCCCGGTTGAATTGGTTCCTCTGCGCCTCAAGCTCGCGTGTTCGTGGTGCCAGCTGCTCGGACTCGCCGACGGCACCAGGAATATCTAGGCCCGGCAAATTCGCGGCGCCGCGAGCGGCTGCGCGATCTTTGCTGGCTTTATTGGCGCCGACCAATGCGCCAGCACCCGCTGTGGTAACCCCTAAACCGATAGCTGTTGCTACGAATGACATGGTAAGTATTGGTTTTGCCTCATGTAAGTGAGGTCGTTCAAAAGCTCTTCGTGATCCGTCTTGTTATCCAGGTTTAGGTGAACAGTCACCCAAACCGTGTCCTCATGGATCAAAATCGCCCTTCGCGTCTGCGGCATGGTGATTCCGTGCATCGGCGCCGTGTAGGTCACCAGTCCTTCAGTTTCGCTGATTACCGTCAGCTTGCCCTGAAGCAGAAAGAACGGGTTGTCGAACTTATGGATGCGACTGGTGACGACACATCCAGCCGGCATGAAGATTTCACGCACGTACATCCCCTCTGGGAACGTGTGCTTCAACGGGCACTCCTGCTGCGGAATATTCGCCACGAACGCTTCCCACCTGTCCAAACGATCGTCAAACGTGACGGTCTCGTCCGTCAGGATGTCGAGCCACGTCACAGGCTGCACGGCTACTGGAAGCTCCTCAATCATCAGATGAATCCTCCAAAACGGTATTGGATCTTGGCCGACCCCCAGACCTGGACGTTGACTACCGTGCGCTCGTTGGGGCTGTAGGTTTCAAGTTCGTTGCGCAAGCTCCGCAGGGCCAGCTGGATCTCGCGCTCGGCCTCGGTGTATTGATTCCGGTCCTCCTTCTGGATGGCCTTCATCATGTGCTTGATCGCCTGGAGGTTTCCGATGAACAGCCAATCCGAATCCACGACTGCCGGGATGAAGTCCAGGCGCACGATGGCTTCAACCACCGTGTTGGTGCAGTTCTCATCCGGGGGAACGCAACCGTCGCCGTGGTCGATGCAGTCGTTCTGCGCTTCTGCGTTGCACCCCGAGGTGCCACCGCAGACCTCGGGCATCCCGATAAGGTAGGTGCGCCGATACTCCGGGTTCTGTTCGCTGGGCCCCCAGACGGCGATCTGGGTCAGCAAAGTAGTCGTTGGGTTGTACGCCAGAATCGTCAGGCTGCCTTGAGTCAGCGGCTTCTGGGCACCAGTGAGGCCCGGTTGCTTGAACAGGTTGACCGTCTGAACGTAGGCGGTTACTGCTGGGTTGGGCAGCGTAACGTACTCGCCCCAGACGTACTCACCGGTAACCGCGTCCAGCGTGCGGATCGGGTTGCCGTTGGGGTCTAGCCCCTGGAGAAGCACGCGCTTGCCAGCATCGGCCGTCAGCTGGGGTTGCACGCGGATGTAGCAGTTGCCGACCGAGTCCCGAAACTGCGTCACCATGCCGCGGTCCAGCAGCTGGTCCTGCTCGCATCCCTCACGGCCGCATCCGGTGCGGGGTGCGCGTTCGTCAGTCTGAAACTCGTACCACTGGTTCTGGATCGGGATGTTGTACCCGCAGACGTTCATCGCCTCGATCGTCTTGACCTCGCGAGGCCAGGTGATGCAGCCGGCGGTGACGCAGACGCGGAGCTTCTTGTACGTGCCCCACCACTTGCCCATGTCTGCGAGGCGCGCCTGAGCCTCGTTCAGCAGCTGGAGAAAGCGATCGTCGCAGGTGGCGAGACCGACAGCCTGCGGGATCGTGGAGTTCTTGGCTTGGGCGAGGGTCTTTCTCATGTTAGCGGATGGCGCGAGCCATGACTCGCCACTTGGCTTCGGTGATGGCTGTTAGGGCGCCGGTTGTTTTGTGGTTCACAGCAATACCTGAAACGACGCTACCGCGAACAAGGCCAATAGTGGTAGCGTTTGAAAATGCGGTGACCCGATGATCGCTTTCAGAAAGGTTTGTCCGAAGGATGCTTCCGACTGGGATGTAATCTCCGCCAGCCGGATTGATTCCGGTGTATCCGGCATCACCGGTTGCATCCGTGCAGATAATTCCAATATCCCAAGCCAATGGGTCCACCGTAAAACCATGCGAGAACGTGACCGAAGCGCCCGCCGCCGGAATCGCCTGATAGCTCGCCACTGGCGTAATGTACCCCGACTCCCAGACCGATGCCGGGGTCGAGTTCGTCCGCAGGAACTGGCGATCCGTTCCAGGTGCGAAGGCCGCCGGGCCGATATTCAGGCCAGGATTCAGTAGCTGGAAACGCGTGCCGTCGTAGACCACAACGCACATCTGGTTTGCCACGATGTCGTTGGCGACCAGCGGAACGGTGCCAAACTTCGTGACCGCCTTCGCCGCAAGTCCATCGACAGCGACCGTAGTGGCGCCGGTGTTCGGAGCATTCGCGATGAACGCGTAGCAGACACCGGTTCGGTAAGCCTGATTCACACCTGGCGAAGTAGGGCTCAACGTCACCGTGTAGGCGTTGGCTGCACCGCCACCGACGCCGTATGTAAACTGCGTCTGAACCCGTGCCCAGCCAGCCGGTGCCGTCGTGTTGTACTTTAGGACTTCGACAGGGTTTCCGTTGGCATCAAGGCGCAACCAGTAGAGCCCGAGATTGGCTGGCGCCACAGCGTTTGCTGCCCATTCCGGAGAGGTCGCAAACTGCGCAATCATGGCGGCTGCGTAGGCATCCAAGCGATCCTGCTCGGACGCGAAGCAGGCGGGTGGCGGCAGCACGCCAGCGGTAAGGTTGATCTCAGGCATGGTTAGATGCGGTAAAGGTAGTCGTTTGGCTTACACGGGCCTGGGTCGCATTCAAGCGCCAAACAGCCCTCGGGACAATCGAAATAGAAGAACTGCTCCAGCGGGGCAACGCATCCTGTTGATCTGCCGCCGGAAAAAACGGTCGAAAACTTTCCGCCGTTGTTGATCACCAGCGATTTTCCGCTAAGTCGGCGAACCGTGTTGCATCTGATCTGGATGTTTTCCACATACCGAAAGAAGTTACCCGTCTCCGAAGTGAACGCCACGTCAGGGCCTGGGCTTGAGCAGGTAAATGTCGTTGGCGTTGGCGTGCCGGTAACGATCGTTTCGTCGTTAAAGGACGCGTTACTCATGCCTTCGACAGTAGCATGATCGCCGATTGCCAGCTGGTGAGCTTTGTTTGTCGTGTAGGTCGCGACTCCTCCGGTGCGTTGATAGCCGATGGGACGTATCTCCCACGGAAAGTCAATCGGTGAATTTATTCCGAGAAATCCGCCAGTGGTCGATGTAGGTGTGCCGGGATTTGATACAGTAAACGTCGTGGCAGACGGGGTTGACAGGACGGTGAATTGGTTGACGAAGGTTCCGTCAACAGTGCCAAGCACCGTTACCACCATTCCTGTTTGAAGTTCATGCGCAGAAATTGTCGTGAACGTCGATATGCCTGCGGAGCGAACGGCCGACGCGACCGGAATCTGGTAGTCAGTCGGGTAGTACCATTTTGACCTGTTTACGTCGTGGTTGTTAATCAGAAATGGAGAGTTGATTGGTGGATAGGCGGGCTGGAAATACCATGAATCAGGCCCAGATAGCAGAACATTGTTGTTTTCAATTACCATGTTCTTGTGCGCCGCTGTAAATGTAGAATAGAGTTCTGGGTTTTGGTATCCCAACGGTAAATAAGTTGCGTAGTAATCGCTGATTTGCAGCGCAATAAACGCACCAACATTCAACGCTTCATTGTTATGTATGTAAGTTCCTTTGTGATAAAAAGAATCAACGTAAAAACAAGTTCCATTGTAACCGTTGAAATTATTGTATCTTACTTCCGCATCAGCCGTTTCCCTCACCGACACTGCGTGTAACGGGCTTTGAGTATCTTGTCTGTGAGGTCCAGAAATAAATTGGTTTTCTTCTATGACACAATCCGATGCAAAAATGCGTCGGCTGCGAAGCATCATCACGTAGCCGTCTCGGTAGAGACCAGGGAGTTGGTTTGGTCCAGCGGATGCGGCTGTAAATCGGTATGAATCAGGGAGGGTGAGAACGGTGCGCGATCCGTTAAACGTCGGGTCTGAAAAACCGCTTACAACCACCACGTCGCCCACCCTCAACGTATGTTTCATCACGCAGGTGTATGTCGCAATCCCGGCCGATCTTGATATGATGTTGATCGGATTCAGCAGTGATGAAAACCCGCCAATCACAACTTCCGTAATAGCCTCTGCATTCCCAACGTAAAGTGACCCTTGAATCGAGTTTTTTCCTTGGTATCCGAATTTATTTCTTAGAACTTTGGCTCCTGGTGTTCCATCATCTACCGTCATTGGGAGGAATGTTTTGAGCACAAACGATTCTGCGTTCAACGTCCCATCGCCAAAATCTAAAAATTCGCAATCTTGAATCAGCGCGTTCTCTCCGGTGTGGTTAATGCCAGCAATGGTGTAGACCGAGTTTACGCCAGCGTTTACTTGCGGCGTCAGGGCGACATCTGGAGCGGACCATGCGCGGCCGATTTGATTCAAGTCAACCGTACCTGAATCTGGAATGGGTCCAATGTTTGTTCCAGGGTTAGCGCAGGTAAACTGAGTTGGGCTTGGGTATCCATTGACCACAAATGCTCCGTTAAACGATGCGTCGGAAAGACCTTGAACTTGGACGTTTTCACCGCCAACAAAACCGTGTGGAGTAGAGGTATCGTAAATTGCATTTCCTGCTAATCTTTCAAATCCGATGATTTGGACAGTCGTTGCCGGACCAACATTAACACACAACACCTCGTTGATTGAAGGGAATGATGCAACTACAAATGTTCCATTAAAAGTTGCGTCAGAAAATCCAACAACATTGAATGATTCTCCAATGGTAAACGGAAAGTACCAATTCGGATGACGGGTGTAAGTTGCCTGATTGACGGCGTTTCGTTTTGCTTGAATCAATACAACACCAACGTCTCGCTGAAATGAGAATTGAGTGATATTCTGAACCTGCCCGTAATTTACAAATGTAGTGTCTGAACCTGGGCCAGTGGTTACAACATTGCTGATGTATTGTTGGTAAATGCCTACATTGGTGTACAAAGGAGGAATTGGAGGAACGTAGACGGGTGGAGCTTGTGCTGAGAACTGAGTTGTTATGCCATACGGATTAGGAAACGTGATGGGAATTGCAAAGTTGTAAGTATTTATTCCATTGGTTCTCTGAACCGATGATATTTTAATATCAGCAACCGAATTGTTTCTGTAGTTTCCATCTACAGTAATACCTTGTATTAGCGTATTTTTGCAATTCGTTGCATCTGTTGGATTTCCTTTTACGCTTCCAGGAGCACCTACAACTCCAGATCCAGTGCTTGTTCCAATAGTCTTAATCATCTGGGCGTTTAAACCATACAAGTCGAATATCTTTGTCGATGTATGATCAGCAAACTTAAGGATTGTTTTTCCAGTGCCTTGACCAGTGATCTCGATGTTGTTGATTGCTGCTCCGTATCCAAGCAGAATTGAAGATGTGTATCCTCCACCAATCAGATTGATCCAACCGTCTTCAACAACTAATCCAGAGTTTGGTCCAGCAACCGTTGCGGTAAAAGTTGTTGAGCTTGGGGTTGAATCGACGCGGAAGCCGTAATAAGTCGCAGGATTCCCGGGATCAGGTCCGTTGAACGTGGTGTCCGTAAATCCGTGCAGGGTGATTTTCTCTCCAACAACGAGTCCGTGCGCGGTAGAGGTGTTGAACGTCGCAACCCCTCCGGTGCGGGCGCGGTTGATAATCTTCGCCCCTGGGCTTGATCCAATCAGAAACGTGCCAACCGGGAAATGGCACTTCCCAGTAAGATTTAAGCATTCGCTGATCGCCCACGCGCTGTTTCTCAGTCCGCAGGGATCGGCGCCGTAATCGACTGGATTGTAGGATGGCATTTTAGGCTGAGAGTAACGGGCAGGCGATGCGACTGAGGTCGCCGTAAATATCCTCCTGAAGACGTTGCGCAACCATTGCCACACGCTTGAGGCGGAACCGGCCCGTGTTGACGTAGCGGAGTTGGAATTCATAGCCGTCGCGAGTAAATCCTCCGGTCTGCACGTCGCACTTGTCCGGGGGTTGCGGCAAGGCAATGCGCGATCGCGAAGGCGGTTGGTAGTATTTGACTTCTTGGCAGTTAATCACCGCAGGAGGGCATGAAATCTCGCCGGGATCGCAGTTGCGGTACTTGGCGCAGTCTTTGAACTCGGCCCAAGGCTGCCAGCATTCTCCTTCGTTGGCCTTGAAGTAGACCTTGGATTCGATGTCGCCCATCACCTGGTCATACCACTGCTCAGCGCTCACCAAACGCTTCTTGTTTGTGGGTTCTGCGAAAGTCAGAGATCGCGTCTCGATGGTCCAGTCGATCGGCGCATCATCGAACCCGTCGAAGTCGAACTGGCCAGTGCGGGTGACCTCGTAGAGGCCGATCCTTCCCTGATTCAGCCCGAAAAAGAAGCAGCGTTCCTGCTTCTGGATTCGGATGGTAAGCATCTGTAACACGTCCACGCCAGTCCAGACGCCTTCCCACGCCGGCGGCAGTTTTCGGCCCATGCCTGAAACGAGATCGAAATCCAGCACGACAAGACCGCCATGGACGATACCCCGGTTGTTGATCTTTCGCGGCTGGATGGTCATCAACATGCGGTTGTCGAAATTCACCGCGCTGGCAGCGGTCAGGTAAAAATCAGTGTCGTAAGCCAGCGCCCGCACAACCTGCCGGCTGATCGGCGTGTTGCCGAACTCGGTAAAGTCTCGGCGAGCGTAAATCAACGACCGGATGCCGTCTTGGGCGCGGAAAAACAGGTCGCCGTTGACCGGCACGATGGACTCATGGTTGAACGATCCGAAGTTCAGCAGGGCGAACCGTTGGATCGGATAATCGAGATCCTTCCAGACATCCCGATCGACCGGGGCGTTGAACGCGTAGGTTGCGGTGGGAGTGAATACCAGCAGGTCGCCGTCTCCCAGCGACGTGTCCAGGTTTGCGGCAAAAGCGAGCCCGGTGATTGGGCCGTTTGAAACAGCGAAGGCGCCACCCTCATTGAGGAACGTGTTTTCGGTGAAGCGAATAACCGAGTCGCGCCCATAAGATGGGTCGCCGTAGACCAAATCGCCGCCGTAGTATTCCGATCCGTTGGCAACCCATAGGCGCCCCTTGCCGTAGGCCATCGGGCCGCCAACAGGGACTTCTTCGCCAGTTGCGCGCCTGAGCGTCGAGCCGTTGTAGAGGTACGGCTGATTCTGGCCATCCTGAATCACAAGCCAGTTTTCCGCCTGCTGAAAGTAGACGTGCGACTTTTGCGGATCGTTGGTCGCTAGCTGATAGGCGTAAAATGCTGGTCCCAAAAGCGGGCCAGCGTCCGCGCCTGGAGAGTGCGTCGTAAAGCTGGTCGGTGTTGGGGTTGTCTGGACAATAAAGTCTCCGAAGAACCCGGCTGGAAACGGAGATCCAGGAGACTCTGTCAACCGCACAACCATGCCCGGAGACAGATTGTGAGGCCCACCACTGTTGTAGAGCGCGACATTGGAAGTTCGGCCTCGCGTGAAAACAATGAAGGTAGCAGCAATCGGAGTCAGGTCGGTGACCTTGAACCCGTTCTTAATGTCGATCTGGAACACCTTGCCGCCAACGGACGCGAAAATAAAGGGCTCTTGCTGATTGGAAATGTAAGTTCCGCACCCCTGAAACAGCCCCTCCTTGAACGCTAATTCTACCGCAGCGTTGTAGTAGCCCCCGTTGTAAAGAACGGCGGGATCGTCAAACTTAAGCAGTTTGGTCCAAATCCCCGGCCGCGCTTTCGGGAATCCTCCCCGCACCGTCGTGTTGACTGCCCACGCTAGCTGGTTGGGCTGAATGAGTGAGGGCGAAAAACCGCTATCCACCCCACCTTCAGCGGTGAGGAGGCCATCAACGATGCGATTTTTTTCTGCGACCATGACGCTTGAACCTATTGAAAGGCCAACGCAGGATTCCCGCAAGATGAATGAGAGCGCAGATTACCTGTCCATACCGTGGCGTACAAAAGACCGCTTTCTCATCGAGGCTGAAATGGTGCGTAAGGACGGGTACATCATGCACGCCGGCGTAAAGTACGGGCGCGGGAAATACTACCACTTCCGGCAAGCCATGACTGCGCTCTGGCCACACTTCGATTGGCACGGCTGGTCGGACCTCCTGATTCAGACGTTCGTTGAAAACAACGAGGTCGGAATCATGGGTCCGGGATCGTCGGGTAAGACCTACAATTCCGCCGCGTTCGGGCTCTGCACGTTCTACATCTACCCAACCGGGACCTCGATCATCATGTCATCGACAACCCGTGAAGGTCTCCAGCTGCGCATCTGGGGCTCGATCAAGGAGTTGCACAACAAGGCCAAGGCGAAGCGGGAGTGGCTCCCCGGGCGCGTAATTGAAAGCCGGTTCATCCTGACCAGTTCGGATGAAGATGCCGAGGCTCAGGATTTCCGTGACGGAATTATCGGCGTGGCGTGCAAGGTCGGCGGCACGTTTGTCGGCCTGTCAAACTACGTCGGCTTGAAGAACGACCGGGTCATGCTGATCGCAGATGAAGCGTCACTGATGGGGCGCGGCTTTTTGGATTCCGTCGCCAACCTCCGCAAGAATCCGGTGTTCAAGCTGATCGCGATGGGCAACCCCAAGGATCGCAACGACGCGCTAGGTGTGGTTTGCGAGCCTCACCCGTCAATCGGTGGCTGGGAGGGCCTTGAGTACCTTGAAAAGACTCGCACCTGGAGAACGCGGGCACCCGGTGGCGTAGCTGTCCAGCTGTGCGGGTACGACACACCGAACGCGCTGTTCCCCAAGGGCACCAACCCGTACAAGGGCATCATCACGCCGGAGCAGATTCAGGCGGACCTCGATTACTACGGCCGGGACTCGTTGCAGTTCTCGATGATGAACCTCGGGCTCTTGCCCCGAGACGGCGGCACCAGGCGCGTGGTCACCATGTCGCTGTGCGAGCAGAACCAAGCGTTTGACGATCCCGTGTGGGAACGCGCCGACAAGCTCACCAGAATCATCGGCATCGACGCTGCGTACTCGGGCGTTGGCGGTGATCGCTGCGTAATGACTGACCTGACCTTTGGGCCAGATTCATCGGGGCGCATCGTGCTAGCATTCAGCGAGGCTCCAATCGTGATTCCGGTCACGGCGATCAAAGCTCAGCAGGCCGAGGAGCAGATTGCCGAGTACGTCTTGTTGTACTGCAAGCAGCGCAATATCTCGCCGGAACGCGTCGGGTTTGACTCCACGGGACGCGGCACCCTGATGTCTGCGTTTGCCCGACTGTGGTCTCCCGAAGTGGTGCCCATCGAGTTTGGCGGCCGGCCCACCGAGCGCCCGGTACGCCAGGGGGATCCGAAGACTGAGCGCGAAGCCTACGGCAAAATGGTGACTGCGCTGTGGTATTCGTCGCGCCTGCTGATCGAATCAAAGCAGCTGCGGAAGCTGCCCCGCGAAGTCGCCGAGGAAGGTTCGATGCGTGAGTGGGGTATTGCCCGCACCGGACTGATCGACGTTGAGCCCAAGAACAAGACCAAGGAGCGCATGGGGCGGTCGCCTGACCTCTGGGATTCGTTTGTGGTCGCGCTCGAAATGGCGCGCCGAAACGGTTTTGAGATTGCAGGTGGGCAGGGTGTTGGTATTGTCAAGCGACAGACACCAAAGTGGCTGACACGTCTGTCAGAGAAACGTCGCACGATGGAGTCTGAACATTCGCTAACCTACTCATAACCTTATGGCCTCATTCAACAAAGTCATCCTGATCGGCAACCTCACCCGCGACATCGAACTCAAGTACCTCCCGAAGGGGACCGCGGTCTGCAACCTGAGCTTGGCAGTGAATCGCCGCTGGAAGAATGAGGTCGGTGAGGAGAAGGAGGATGTCTACTTTGCTGAGTGCAAGGCTTTCGGGAAGCAGGCCGAAACGATCGCGCAGTACGTGAAGAAGGGGCACCCGCTCATGGTTGAGGGACGCCTGACCCGTGAGGAGTGGGGCGACAAGAAGACCGGCGAAAAGCGGTCCACCACTCGGATCATGATCGAGACCTTCCAGTTCCTGAAGGGACGCGACGAGGGTGCCGCTCCGGCTCCGCGACGTGAGTCTGCCCCGGCAGCTGTCCCGAAGCCTGATCTGGACGCGGACGACCTGCCGTTCTAAACCTCACCTATGAATCGTGACACGTTCCCTCCCGGTGGCTGGCAGTTCTACGAACCCAAGACCAACTGGAGTCCCAAGGATGTACTGAACTACGGCTTCTACGAGACGGCGCGACTGATTCATCAACACCGGGTCGCCAACAGCATTCCGTCTACGATCGAGCAGGCGGTCAGCGATCTGGAGGCTTACACCCGTGCGCGTTTTCCTCAGTTTGCGGTCACTCCATCCAATTCATCGAATGTACAACCAAGGACTTCAGGCTGTCGCACGTGCGGCCGCTAAGTTTCGTCAGACGGCTCAAGGAGCGCGGATCCTCGCCGAATGGCTTGGAGACGGTGGCACGCCTGTAGACCGCCAGACGGCGCAGACCCGCATTGATACCTGTAACCGCTGCCTGCACAACAAACCCACCGATGCGAGGTCGGTCACGAAGACCGTAGCCGAGGTGATCCTGGAGCAGGAACAGGCTCGCAACGAGATGGTCATGTTTCTCCACGGAGAAGGACTAGCTGGCACCTGCGATGTCTGCGGCTGCTACCTGAAACTCAAGGTTTGGGTGCCTCTCAATTATCTCGGCGACACGGTGATGCCTGATAATTGCTGGATTTCACAGGAACGGAAAGCAATCTGAGGTCAATATGAGTTTCAAAGAACCGAGTAAAGTCTGGAACGTGGTCAGCGCGATGCTTGAAGCGGAGCAACCTCGATCTCGCAATCGTGCCCGCATCAACGCGACGTTCAACGGCAACCCTCCCTACAGCGATGAGGAGGCGCGGGACAACCGGATCCAAACCAACGTCAATTTCCTGGAGGGCACCCGGATCATTCACGCGGCGCGCCAGCAGTTCACCAACGCGTTCCTGAAACCGCAGAATTACTTCTCGGTGGGTCTCGACATCGGCCCACGCGACAAGCGCACCCAGTGGGGAAACATCATCACGAAGCAGCTGAACCGCGTGATGAAGCGGTCTCCGAAGTACTCCACGGTCTTGGAGTCTCAGTTTGCGGCCACCGTGCTGCACGGCATCGGCCCGGTCACCTGGCTCCGTGATCGCGACTGGTGCCCATCAGCCCGCGGCACCGAGGACATTCTGGTCCCGACCAACACGTTGACCACGATGGAGAACCTGTCGCACTTCGCGATCTACACGTCCTTCACGGCGGCCGACCTGATTCGCATGACCCGGGGCGAGAACGTGGACAAGGGCTGGAACATGAAGCTGGTCAACGAGTTGTTGGCCAACATGATCAGCAAGGAGGCGACCAGTCTCCAGGTAAATGACTGGTCCGGCCAATACTTCCCCGAGAAGGTTGAGGAAGATTTCAAGGAGAACTCTGGCTACTGGGGTTCCGACGCAACGCCGGTCTTGCGGTGCTACGATTTCTACTTCTTGGACACGACCAGCGACGATCCCTCCTGGCGCCGCCGAATCATCGTGGACCAGTACAATAGCGGCATCGGCAATATGCAGACCGCTGGCCAGTGGCTCTTTGATGCCGGCGACCGGTGCTACGGCCGGGACATCTTCGAGTTGATGCACGTCCAGTTCGCCGACGGTGCTGTTGTTCCGCCGTTCCGCTGGCACTCGGTACGCTCACTTGGCTACCTGCTTTACGCTGTCTGCCACCTTCAGAACCGACTCCGCTGTAAGTTCACCGACTCCGTGTTCGAGCAGATGCTCTGGCTCTTCCGCAACGTCGCCGACGGTGACGCAGAACGGATGGAGAAGATTGACCTGTTCAACATGGGCGTGATCCCCGAGGGGCTTTCTTGGGTTCCGCAGGCCGAGCGTCATGTCGTGGATTACACGATGCTCTCTGGGGCTATGTCCATGCATCGGCAGATCATGGCCGAGTCCAGCGCGGCCTACACCCAAGACGTGAACGACGGTTCCTCTAAGGAGCTTACGGCTACCGAGGTAATGGCTCGCGTCAACAACGCCAACGCGCTCATGGGCTCGATGCTCACCCGAGCCTACACCCAGCAATCGTTTCAGTACCGCGAGATTGCTCGCCGGTTCTGCACGATCGACCACCCCGACTGCGTTCAGTTTCGCCGGAAGTGTGAAGCCGAAGGCGTTGATCCGTCCGTTTGGAACAACCTCGACAGCTGGGACATCATGCCCGAGCGCGTCATGGGTTCCGGCAACAAGATGCTGGAAATCGCGCAGGCCGACCGCCTCATGGCTATCCGGCCCCTGCTAGCACCCGATTCTCAGGCCGAGGTCGTTCATATGTACGTCGAAGCCAACACGGACGATCCGCTCCTGGCGAACCGACTTGCACCGGTGGACAGCAAGCCGGTGTCCCCGGCGATCGAACGCGCTACGCTTGCGTGGGGCACACTCATCGACGGTCAGCCGGTGGTTATTGCCAGCGCGATCAATCGGCCCGAATACATCCAGACGCTTCTCCAGATGCTTGGTGGCGCCATTGGGCGTATCGAAAAGGAGCAAGGCGGTATGCCGACGATGGACCGCGTCATGGGCTTGGCGAATGTCATGCAGCACATTCAGGAGCAGATTCAGCTGATCGCACAGGATCCGGGTCAGGAGCAGAACCTGAAGCTCTACAACGACGGCCTCGGTCAGGCGTCGAACTACATCAAGGGCTACGTGCAACGTCTCCAAGAGCAGGCTCAGGCTCAGGCCGAAGCCGGCGCAGCTGGAAACGGCATGGACGCCGAGACGGCGGCCAAGATCCAGGCGATGCTCATCACCGCGCAGTCTAAGGCTCAGATCGCTGCCGCGAACTCTGAACAGAAGCGCTTTCAGAAGCAGGCGGCCTTCGACCAGGATCAACAGCGCAAGAACGCCAACACGATCGCCGAGGCCCAGCGCAAGGGCGCTATGACTCGGGCTGATATTGCGGCATTGGATCTCAAGACTCAGGCAAACATTCTCAACCAATGATTCAAAGCCCCAAACAAGAGTTCCAACGGGACTCCCAACGTATGGAAGCCCTGAAGCGCACCCTGGATTCCTCGGACTTCCAGGCGGCGCTCCTCGCGGCGTTCAACAATTTCTGCTGGAACCTTCCAGCCTCAGAGAACCCTCAACACGGCTGGAACGCCAACTGTCGGCGACAGGGCGCCAAGGCGTTGATTGAGGAACTCAATGGTCTGGCTGAACTCCGGAAAGAAAAACAGACACCCACTCAAAACCTCGAATGAACCCGCTGCTATCACCAGA